GTTCATTTATAAATTATGGAGTTTTACAATGTCTGCAAAATCTAAAGTATTAGCTTACCTTTCAAAGGACAGCGCTTATAACACACTAACAGCTGCTAAAATGCAATCTATGTTTGGTGTTCAAAACCCTTCAGCAACAATTGACACGTTGCGTAAAGAAGGTCACGCTATCTATTTGAATTCACGTATCAATGCCAATGGCGAGAAAGTTTCTTTCTACCGTTTAGGCACACCAACTAAGCGTATCGTTGCCGCTGGTATCTTGGCACTACGTCAGCACGGTGTTGCAACATTCGCCTAATATAAAGGCGTTTCACTAGTAGAGGAGAGATATATATTAGTATCTCTCCTCTTTTTTATTATATGGATACATTATGGAAATCAAAGTCAAAGTTGATGATTTGAAACTTAATAAACTATTCGTGGCAACACCGATGTATGGTGGTATGAATCACGGTATGTATATGAAGTCTTGTTTAGATTTACAATCTATTTTAACACGATATGGTGTTGAAGTGAAGTTTTCTTTCTTGTTCAATGAATCACTAATCACACGAGCTCGTAACTACCTAGTTGATGAGTTTCTCCGTTCGGAATGCACACATATGTTGTTCATTGATTCCGACATTCATTTTAACCCACAAGATGTTATTGCTTTGATGGCTTTAGATAAAGATGTTATTGGTGCACCTTATCCTAAGAAATCAATTAATTGGGGTGCAGTAGCATCAGCCGCAAGAAAACATCCTGATATGGAACCACGAGAACTTGAAACCTTAGTTGGTGAATATGTTTTCAATGTGGTAAAAGGCACACAACAATTCTCTGTGACAGAACCATTAGAAGTTATGGAAATTGGCACAGGCTTCATGATGATTAAACGTGATGTGTTTAAGAAAATGGAAGAAGCATATCCATTGATTCGTTATAAACCAGACCATGTTGGTCAGGCCAATTTTGATGGCACTCGTTACATTCATGCTTACTTTGATACAGTAATTGACACTAAAGAATCTATCACTGGTGGTGGTTCAGACCGTTACCTAAGTGAAGATTATATGTTCTGTCAGATGTGGCGTAAGATTGGTGGTGAAATTTATCTCTGTCCATGGATGAAAACACAACACATCGGTACATATGCCTTCACAGGTAATATGCCTAAGATTGCACAGTATACAGGTAAGTTATGATTATTGGTTTGGTAGGATTTATCGGTTCTGGTAAAGGAACTGTTGGTGATATCCTTGAACAAAAAGGATTCGTTAAAGATAGTTTTGCCAAACCATTGAAAGATGCCTGTTCAGTTATGTTTGGCTGGCCAAGAGAGATGCTTGAGGGTGATACTGAAGTATCTCGTAAATGGCGTGAAGAGCCTGATGTATACTGGAGTGAAAAATTTGGTAAAGAGTTCTCTCCTCGCCTTGCCCTTCAACTAATGGGAACTGAAGCTGGCAGAAATGTATTTCACACCGACATATGGGTTATTTCATTATTGAATCGTTCTAGAGGTAAAAACGTTGTAGTTACCGATGTGCGTTTTCAAAATGAAATAAAGTATATACAAGATAACGGTGGTGTTATCATTCGTGTTAAACGTGGTGATGAACCTGAATGGTATAATGACCTTTTAACTATGAATACAACCGATGAACGTCAACAGTTCATGAGTAAATTCGGTATTCATCCATCAGAATGGGATTGGGTAGGTTCTGAGTTTGACTATGTGATTGAAAATAACAGAACAATTGATGATTTAGGCAATAAAGTGAATGAGCTGTTGCAGTTCATTCGTTAATGTAGTATAATTATTATGAATTTAACTTGGAGTATATTATGAAACTATCTAACGATACATTGAACATCTTGAAGAACTTTGCTAGTATTAATACAGGCATTGTATTTCATCAAGGCAAAACAATCAAAACAATTTCTGGTAACAAGAACATTCTTGCAGAAGCCACCATCACTGAAGAAATTCCAGTAGAATTTGGTGTTTATGATTTGAATAATTTTCTAACAGTATTATCACTACACAAAGAAGAGCCAGTAATTGACTTTGGTGAAAAAATGGCTGTTATTTCTGGCCTATCTGGTCGTAGTAAACTAAACTATCGTTTTTGTGACCCAACAATGGTAGTTGCACCTCCTGCGAAACCAATCGCAATGCCTGATGCTGAAATCGCATTTGAGTTGTCTGATTCTGATTTGGAGTGGGTAATTCGTTCTTCATCTGTATTGAGTTCACCAAACATCGCTGTTGTATCTGATGGTTCTAAAATCTCTCTACAATGTTTTGATGCAACCAACGATGCAGCTTCAACAAACACACTTGATGTTACTGATGGTAACGGTGACCGTTTCAAGATGATTTTCAAAACTGAAGCGTTGAAGATGATTCCTGGTTCATATGATGTCCGTGTTTCATCTAAGGGTGTTTCACATTTCCGTAACAAAGCAAAAGACTTACAGTATTGGATTACAACAGAAGCTGGTTCAACATACAGCAAGGCTTAATATGTTAGTTACCTTTCAGAAGTATTCCGGAGGTGTAGTTGCAATTAATCCTAAATTTGTTATGATGATTGAAGAAGCCAAGAGTGGTACTAACATTATGATGTCTGATGGTGGTACCACTAAAGTTACTGAATCTTATCTCAATGTTGTAGGTATCGTTCAAGGTCAACTGAACAATTGATTTTTTTATTTTATATTATGAGGCTTTGTGATGGAACATTTATTGTGGACAGAGGCGTATCGTCCTAAAACTATCGCTGATTGTATTCTGCCTGAACGTTTAAAGAAACCGTTTCAGGAATACGTCAATCAAAAAAATATTCCCAATCTTCTTCTTGCAGGTGGTGCTGGTGTAGGTAAAACTACTGTCGCCAAAGCCATGTGTGAGGAGATTGGTTGTGATTATATGGTCATTAACGGTTCTGACGAATCTGGTATTGATACTTTCCGTAACAAGATTAAAACATATGCTTCTAGTATGTCATTGTCTGGTGGTCGTAAAGTTATTATCATTGATGAGGCAGACTATCTAAATCCAAATTCAACTCAACCTGCTTTGCGTAATGCGATTGAAGAATTCGCAAGTAACTGTTCATTCATTTTTACTTGTAACTTTAAGAATCGTATCATTGACCCACTACACAGTCGTTGTGCTGTGATTGATTTTGGTTTGAAGAATGATGAGAAGTCTGAGATGGCTGGTCAATTCTTCAAGCGTGTTAGTGGTATTTTGCAAAGTGAAAAAGTTGAGTTTGAACCTAAGGTAATTGCTGAACTTGTTAAGAAACACTTTCCAGATTTTCGTAGAGTGATTAATGAGTTGCAAAGATTTTCCAAGTTTGGTAAAATTGATACTGGTGTTCTTGCACAAATCGGTGATGTGTCCATTTCCGAAATCGTAAAGCACCTCAAAGAAAAAGACTTTGGTGCTATTCGTAAATGGGTTGCAACAACAGATGTAGATGCTACTACACTCTATCGTAAAATCTATGACAATCTTTATGATGTATTGAAACCCCAATCTATTCCACAGGCAGTTGTAATCTTGGCTGACTATCAATATAAACAAGCGTTTGTTGCTGACCAAGAAATCAACACAGTCGCTTGTTTGACAGAGTTGATGGTATCTGTGGAGTTCAAATGATTGAATACATAAAACCTACTATTGATTGGATTAAAGATGATTGGTATAGTAATCGTTTCCGTTTTATCGTTGAGTTTTTGGCTTGGGCTATCTCTATTGGTTGTTCCATCACAATGGCGCTCACAGTACCTAACCCTCCACTTCTTTTGCTCTATCCTATTTGGATTATTGGTTGTGCTATGTATGCTTGGGCTGCTTATACTAGGAAATCATTTGGTATGTTGGCTAACTATATCTTGTTAACCGCAATTGATACCGTTGGTTTGGTGAGGATGTTATGAGCAGTCCATTTGATTATGTAAATTCAATCTTACAAAACAAGACACAGATGATGGTTGATGATGCCACCGAGGCAGCCTATGTTCCATTCTTAGTAAATCGTAGTCTATCCTATCATATGGACACGATTGCTTTCGCAAATGAAATGAACCGCAGACACTTTATAGACAAGAAAATGCAGTTTGATTTTTTACTAAATACAGTGAGGTCAAAGAAAAGACCTTTTGCGAAGTGGGCAAAACCTGAGAAAAATGATGATTTATCATGTATTAAACAAGTCTATGGTTTCTCAGACTCCAAAGCTCGTGATGCTTTACGCCTACTAAGTGATGAACAAATCCAAAAACTAAAAGAACAAACCGATGTCGGTGGATTGAGGAAATAACATGGTAGACCTATCAACTTTTGTTGAAGTGAAACTAAATGAACAAGATGATTTTTTAAAGGTACGTGAAACTTTGACCCGTATCGGTGTATCATCACGCAAAGAAAAGGTATTATACCAGTCTTGTCATATACTTCACAAGCAAGGACAGTATTATATTGTGCATTTTAAAGAATTATTTGCCTTAGATGGTAAACCTTCTAACATATCAGAGAATGATATTCAACGTAGAAATGCAATTGCAAACTTATTAGAAGAATGGGGATTGATTACAATTGTTAACCCACAAATTATGGTTGACAACATCGCACCAATTCACCAGATTAAAATCATTTCATATCGTGAAAAAGACGAATGGGAATTAATTAGTAAGTATAATATTGGTAAGAAAAAAACCGATTATTGATATAAATAATTATTATGAAAACTGTGAGATTAAAAAATATATTCAACGGAGAAATAGTGTTCTGTAATGATTTAAATAATATTACAGAAGCTAACGGTACTAAATTTATTACCGTATTCAAAGAAGAACATAGTCAAAGGACTTTTTTAGTTAATAAAGAGGCCTTTGAGATTGTAACGGATACACCTTAGGACCGCTAAGTAACGTATCGTGGATAAAACGGCTACAACGATAGGGTAGCGCCAGAGCTCGTAACTGGCAGTCAAAAGTGGAACTCG